TAGAGGATGCACTGTCCGATAACAACAACGAAAAGATATGGAACTGGAAACAAGGAACACACGACTCCCGTATTGAAGGCAATTGCTGTTCAATTGATATCGGCACACGATGGTCGGAAACGGATGTCCTTGGACGTCTTGAAAAGTCCAGAGATGGAAAATACTATAATGAGATTATACGCATTCCGGCTCTTGATGAAAATGATATATCATTTTGTGAGGGCGTGCATAGTACGGAATATTATCTCGATTTAAGAGATGATACTGACGAAAGCATATGGAATGCTGAATATATGCAGCGACCTATTGAAGCAAAAGGCCTTTTATTTCCAAAATCAGAACTTAACTGGTTCGTTATGTCGGATATCAAAGGCAAGAAACCGGATGGGATTATTGGTTCAACCGATGTCGCCGATGAAGGCGATGATGACTTTTGTGCCCCTTTTGCCAAAGTATTTGGGATGAAATACTTCATTACCGATGTTTTGTTTACTAAAGACAATGTGGAAATAACTGAACCTAAACTTGTCTATCTTATACTCGATACCCATTGTGACGGCATAAGAATAGAAAGCAACAATGGTGGTCACCTGTTTGCGCTTGATGTGCGAAAGAAGGTTCAGGAGAAAAATAATAAATGCATAGTACAGACGAAGGCAACAACATCAAATAAGGAAACCCGTATTCTGCTGAAATCTGGATGGATAAAAAAACACTGCTACTTTCTTAAAGAAGGAGAATATAAAAAAGGAAGTGATTACGACAGATTTATCAAAGGCCTCACTACATATAAAAAAGAAGGAGGCAACAAGCACGACGATGCTCCCGACGGAATGACCATCCTAGCCGAGTATGTAGAATTTATAGGATTATGCAAAAATAATATGGTCAGACAAGTTGCACATTCAAGATAAAAGAAAGAGCTTCATAACATATCTTCCGACTATGTAGGATTATTAGTCTATGCTAAAGATAATTCAAAGAGGACATTCCCTTTACAATTGGTATGCCTTCTCCTCTTTCCATTTATATTTTACATAAAAACACTATGCCGAGTATAAATGATATCCTTTCCAAGAATGATTTCAGTCAGGTAGTCAGCACATTATGTACTGACTCTATCGAAAATAGATGTCCCAGAGAATATTACAATGAATATCATGGAGATCGCCATCGCCGTAAAACATCTGTCGGATGGAGAGAACCAAAACGGATGGCAGTCTATTCGGAAACTCTGAAAGACAGCAAGGGCAATCCGCTCAGACTCCCTGATAAGATTGTAGATGTAGCTCGGATATCCACAAACTTTCCAAAGAAGGTTGTTCGTACATCAACGGCTTTTCTGTTTGGTGGAGATATGAAAATTACAGCTTCTGACTACAATGATGGCTTCCAGGAATTCAAACGAGTATGGACCAGGAAACTTAAAATGCAGTCTGTTCTTAAGACCTTCACACGTAAAGTATTGTCAGAAAGTAAAGCTGCGATGATTTTCTATCCTACTGTATCAAGACAAATAGATGGAAGCCCCAATACCGAACTAAAAGTCAATATCCTATCTGTTCCAAGAAATGAGAATACCGTATCAGATTTCTATCCTCACTTTAACGATGACAACGATCTTGATGCATTCATACACAAATATCAGGTCATTGTTGATGGCATGATCAGAGAAAGCTGTACGCTGTGGACAAACGATAAGATAATATACGCCGTGTATGATAGTGGATGGACACTGAAAGAAGTTCCTAATCTGTTCAAGAAGATTCCGGTGGTCTATGGCGATATATATTACCCGGAATTGGATGACGTCGCTGATGTGATGGATGCACGCGAAATGCGCCTCAGTCGAATTCATGATACAAACGATTATTACTCAGAGCCTATACTTAAAACCATTGATATGGCAGATTTGCCAAGCAAGGAAACAGTAGGTAAAGAGATTGCATTCAGTTCGAAGATTGATCCGACAACCGGAAATCTTATTCATGGTGACGCCGAATATCTAACCTGGCAACAATCAATAGATTCTATAACAAAAGAATTGGATGAAATGAAAGACGAACAGTATTCAGGGACCAGTACTCCCGACTTTTCATTCAATAACATGAAAGGGATAGGCAATCTTTCAGGAGTGGCAAGAAAGTTTATGACCATTGATGCTACAATCAAGGCATCAGACAATATGGAAGTGTTCGGACCTGTTGTTCAAAGAAGCGTTGCCGTTGTTTTGGCCGGGATATGCAATATCACAAACATCAAATATAGAAGTCAGCTCATAAACAATCAAATTGATGTTGAATTTGGTTCAATTCTTCCTGATGATTTATCTGAAACATTACAGAACCTGAGTATTGCCAATGGTGGAAAATCGATTAATTCGCAACGCACGGTTACGGCAAATTCTCCCTTCACGAATGATATTGACGAAGAAATACGACAGATGGAGGATGAAGCCGAAAGCAATGCGCAACGCAACAATATGGTGGGACTAACCATGTGATAAGTGATGAACTTCTACGAAAAACAACATATACAGAAACTGACGGCACAACAGGGAATCATCAAGTTCGTATTCGATGATTTCATAAGATCGGCATCCACGTTACTAACAAAATGGTCAATGGTCAATTCATCCGATGTATGGGTTGGAAACCTGTTCATTGAAAACGCTATTGATAATCTTCTAAGCGACATGCATGACAATATGTTGACAAAGATAACCGACGGCATGACGCAATCATGGAATAGAGGAAATGATAAGGCTGATGATCTGGTGACAAACTATATCAAAGGGATGTCAATATCCGATACGCTTCGTGACAAGATGATGCATCGTAATACCGAAGCTATAAGGTCAATGATAAACCACAAGAACCAGCAGGGACTGACCATATCAAAACAAGTATGGAATATCACAGACAACACGAAGGATAATCTTGAGTATTATCTACAGAGTGGTTTATCAACAGGGCGTCCGGCTACATTGATAGGTCAGGACATACGTCAAATGCTAAACAATCCTGATAAACGATTCCGCCGCGTAAAAAATGACAAGGGAAAACTTGTTCCATCCAAGCCAATGCAAGAATATCATCCCGGTCAGGGTGTATATCGTTCAGCAGCCAAAAACGCACAACGTCTGGCAGCTACCGAAACAAATAAAGCTTTTCGTATGGCTGATCATGACAGATGGAAAAATATGGATTTTGTACTTGGAATAGAAGTTGACCGTTCTCCTATGCATCGCGGTCCATGCTCCATATGTGATCAGATGGTAGGTAAATATCCCAAAGATTACATTTTTACCGGCAACCATCCATGGTGTATATGTATTGCAACGCCAATTCTACTCGGTCCCAAAGAATTTGCAGACTACCTGCTAGATGAAACTATCCCGAAAGACAAAATTGTCAAAGATATTCCTTCAACGGCCAAGCAATGGGTTGAAGATAACAAGGGGAAAGCGAAAGGATGGTCAAAAGAACCTTTCTTTGTACGCGATAATAAAAAATATTTCGATGAGAAGATAAAAAAGGAAGATGGATCTCCTTTGAAAGTATCAAATAATTACAATAATACTACCAATACAAAAAACGCTTCTTCAATAAGCAAAAAACAACCAATAAAAGAAATATCGGTTTTAGATGGAAGCAATAATAGTCTGACATCTATAGTTACAGCAATGGAAAATCATATCAGACAAAACAAAGATTTTGAGACTTCTATCGTTTATGATCAATCGGGAAATATGATAATAGATAAAAAAGGGGAGCAATTTGCCGTTAATTTCAGCGTAAGTGAATGTCAAAAAATGAAAGATTGTATATTAACACATAATCATCCTAGAGGATGGAAGTCTCCGGCAAGCTCCATGTCAAGAATTGGAAATTCATTCAGTATCGCTGATATTTCATTAGCTGTAAAATATGATATAGCTGAGATAAGAGCCGTTACCCCATTATATACTTTTTCCATGAAACGTCCACAAGATGGATGGAATATTTCATTCAATGATGCAACCAAAATGATGAATAAAGAAAATGACGCACTCAAAAAAGAATTTCAACAGAGAATACTAAACGGAACATTAACTCCGGATCAAGCTGGAGTAATCCATTTTCATACATTATGGAAAAGAATTTGTAAAAAGACGGGATGGATATATACGAAAGCCAAAACTAGCTGATTCTTTCAGTGAAAGTCAAATTTCCTATCTGGCCAGATCTTTTTAAATCGTGGGTTTTACTTCCATCTAGAATATCAAACGGTATTCCTTCCGGGAAAGCCGGACATGAATAATCATCTTTATAATGAACGCAATTTGCACATTGCGATTTATAAAGATTAAACACTTCGTGTCTGTCATCTAATATGACTTTGTTTTCATTCATAATTCAAAGATAATCATTTATCATATTGAATATATAAAAGTGAAAAATATTTTTCAGGTTTTATATTTTAAACAGAAAACACTAAAAGTTATGACAATTCTAGATTTAATAAAAGCGGCATGTAAAACAAAAGGAGTGCCTGAAAAATATGCTGAACGCATACAAAAAACTTTCAAGATTGAAAAAGCTGAAGGTATAGAAACTTTTGTTGATGTTTTCAAGGAAAATGTCATTCCTGCCATACAAGAGGCCGAGAATGAAGCAAAGGCAGCATCTGGATCGGCAGCGGTAACTGCATACGAAACAAAGTATAATCTGAAAGAGGGAAAACCAATAGAAACTCCTGCCCCACAGATTACAAGCACTTCTAAAGGAAATGATCTGAAGGAGATGTCCCCGGAAATGAAAAAGATATTCGAGGCAATGCAGAATACCATTTCTGATTTATCAAAAAAAGTGGATTCTTCACTCAATGCATCCCGCGATGA